AGGAGGGGGCGTGGGGGAACCTTGGTTCCCCACTAGGATTTCCAATGCTTGCCACAATCCAAACACGTAATAAACACCGTCGCCGGTTCATCCGCACTGCGCGTCTGTAATTCATAATACGTACAACGTTTGGACTTGCATTTACTACAGGTAAACATATCCGTAGACGCTTCCATTTTCGTATTGTATTTCGATTCATTCCGCTTGATTTTGCGTTCAATCGCCTCCTTCCAATGCGCCGGATTGAATTCCTGGTGTGTCATAAACCCAATATTCTGTGGCGTAATTTCTCCCGTCAATACACCCTGTATCAGTTCGGGATTTTTCAAATTCACATACACACTCCTCAAGCGGTCGATATACAATTGGATAAACGAATGGTTCTCCCATTTACGCACAATTTTCCTAAATTTGGCTTCCTGAATAGCATAATTATATACACTGATTTCGATATTCGTCGCCATCTTGTCCAAATCTATATCCGATAATTCGGACGGGGTTTGGTGTAAGAGTTCGTCGAATTTCAAACGCATGTTTGCGCGAAAGATTTCGGGTTGAGGAATAGAGTTCGTGGCCATTTTCAAATACAGTTGATACAATTCGGATAGATACATTGTCCGCAAGTATTTATATCCCTTCAATTTTTTCGTTATTATCCACAATGTGTATGACTTTCAACATAATATAAGGTCGCGTTTCCACCATTCTCCGCAAATAATCGTAAAAACAATACTGGAGATTGCCCACCGGGATTTGTTTCCAACACGGACGTATGACGGTAAAGTACAGGGCAATAATCCCCTGGTCATTGGTCAAACTGATGGGATAACGAATACACAAATCATACAATTCGCGATAGGTGGTTTCTCCCTGAATGATGTTTGTATCATATAACATTACAGTCGTTTGGGGAGCATCCACATTCAAATCGTATAATGATGATAACACGTCATACAAGGAATTGCTTTTTTCAAATTCGCTGGATAAGTTGTAGCGATAATAGGGGTAGGCGTTGGAATGCGCCAACAATGTGTTAGGTGTTTTACAATCTAATATAGGTTGAATAGGGAGAAAGATGGTTATTCCACAATCCAAATACAAAATATAATTCCATCGTTTGAATACGGGCTGAAATACGTGAAGTTTGTGGAATTGGAAGAGCTTCTGGTTCCAATGAGATGGGCGTTGAAGCGAGGTTTGTGTTTGATAAAAGGTCGAAGGAAAAGGGGGAAACGAAAAAGGTTGGATAATAACATGTTCTGTTTCGGGAGAATGGGGGTATTTCTGTAGTCGCCGTTGATTTTCGTTATGTAAAAAAGTAATCAATATTGGATGTCCGTAGAATGCGTCGTCTACCACCAAACAAACATCGCCTGTATATTCTCCCTTTGTACGCAATAAATAATAGGTGTATAAGAACTTGTCGAAATAGTGTTCGTCGCAAACAAACACAACACACGTCGTCATTCCAGATGCTGGAATATCTTGGTATATGTTTGTATCGTTTTGGGGAGAAATCTATCTGCAATCAGTAAAAATACAATAGTAATTTTTGTAATACTATTGTAGTTATACAGAAATATGCCCTTTCTTTGGCTGTTTTTATTTATTATACAGTATATTTGTCTGTTAGCTTACTCGTATTGGAATATACATCGGTTAGAAACCTATTATTATTTCCATAAAAAGGGAGAATATCTATTACAATCTACTATATACAAATTAAACGCACATTCTCCCGAAATAACCATTCCACAAACAATCAAACAAATATTATGGAACAACCCCACACCGAATGTTTCTTATTTTAGTCGTATCGATACCCATCCACGAAAAGACAAAATCCTGTTTTTCGTTTCCGGGGCATACAATGTGGAATGTCATTCCTATATTGTAAAAACCATGTTGGATTTAAAAAAACATCATTCTCCCTTTATTGATGATTATGAAATGATTTGTTTTGAAAATTCTCGGGTATCCAGTCTCATTATCTATGACGATGTCGCTACTTTTATCCGACAAATGGATAGTTATAAACCAATACAGGAATTGATTTTAGTGGGGTATTCTTCAGGAGGCGTGGTTTCCTCACACATTATGTATCGGCTAAATGATTTGACGCATTTTTCCAAGAAAATCATAACGTATGATACTCCGTGGCAAATTCGCGACAATGTGATGGCGTTTTCTTCGAATACTTTTTATCGTATGGATACCGTATTTTATCACAAAGTCCATTCCACTTATTCGAACCATTACAATGCGACGGACCTCCAACAATATTTGAAACACAAGAATTATTTCAATGGTTCGGGAGAATTGTTAGAAATAATACGAAATGTTCATGGATATGATGAAGAAAAAATGGAACACGAAACTGGATTTCATTTAGGCATTTCTCCCGAAGTAGTAGTAATTAATCTGTATAATACATGCGACCCCGTCGTTCATCGACCTGCCCACGATGCGCATTATAAACGAATTCGCGAACAGATACAGTTTCCTGTGTTGTTTGTGGAAAAAAATGCGATAGGACATTGTTCCGATATGTGTTTTTCCACCAAGTATTTACAACACTTGGTAGAAGCAATACAGTATGTTCATCCAACCGCGTCCCTGTCCCCGTCCCCGTCCCCACCCAATCTCCCAATATTAGAAAATGTTTTAGAAGAAAAAGGGAGAATAGACAAAACAGAAACAAAAACAGAAACAGATAATTAGATGGGTATTATTCTGTATGATACAGATACAGAATAATATTTTATGTATTTTTGTTTGGTTTTGGTTTAAAAAACCACCGGTTCCTCTCCCCCTTCCATTGTCGGTTCCAGTTCGGGCGCGGAGGACGGACCAGTATATTCTGTATCTGCTTCCTCCACATTCTCCCGTTTTTTCATAAAGATCGCATCCAAATGTTGGCGGTTTAGTTTCGCATCTAAATACCCATCATCAAATAATTTTAGCGGGTTATTGTTTTTCGCTGAAAAGAAGTCGGGAAAATGAAGAATGGATTTCAACAATTTCACCAACAGAGGTTCCGGTTCTCCCGAAGGAATAGGGGAAAAAGGGACATTGTGTTTCAAATCCTTCCACATTCGGGGAGAAATATGTATTTTACGTTTCAAATTCAAATAGGGATGATTGCTTAACCCCCCATCCAGTGAATACATATTGTTGTATTTGTTGGTAAGTCCACCCGTTACCAGCGGTATATGCGAACTGGCCATACAGCAGTTGATGGCGTCTTCCAAACTGGGGAATTCGGTAAAAATATGAGAATACAGGGACAATCCTTTCATGCTGGATACCCCCACGAACAGTTTCTTCAAATCAAAATCTTCCGTTTTGTATTTCGCCAACAACTTGTATTTCATCAAATATTGGAGTTCAATAATGGATTTCTTGTCCATTCCCACGTCTTCAAACAAATCGTATATCATTGCTTTCGCATCTCCCTTGAAACACATAAATAATCCGTTCCATGAACCAGCGGAGGCGCCAGAATAAATCAGGTTTTCGGTATCGTAGGTTTCTTTGATGAAAGCCAAAATGCCCAATAAATAAAATCCTTTTAACCCTCCGGGAGAAATGGTCATCAATTCTTTATTCGCAAAAAAATCGTTGGAACAAAGATACAGGTTCAGCTTCGAACGACAAAATGCCAGATTGTTTTTCACTACAACCACACACTGTTCATCAGGGTTGGGTGTGGCAGAGGCAGAGGCAGTGGAAGAGGAGGACGCAGAGGTGGACAATGTAGGATCACAACACAATAATGGAGGGTAGTGTGGTGGTTTGGAATAGGTTGGTATTTCTTTTTTCCTTTGTATAGGGAGAATGTGTCGCGAAAACCGAATAGAGTAATTGTATAGATGTAGAGACAATACGGTTCGGTTGAGTAATATAAAAAACATTATTTTGGTTATGGGTTCAATCATATGAGTGGATGATTAGAGGATATATAGACTATATCTATATATCGTCTTTTACAAAGCTTTTAGGTGGGAGAATGAGGAACTTGCGCGGGCTTCGCCCGCGCCTTACACATAATCCTCTTCCTCCAACTCGGTCGTGCATTCATACACCGACATTGGTTCCGATACACTCGTTCCTGTGTTTGTGTTAGAACTGGTGTTGGATTTGGCATTCTTCTTTTTTTTGGAGGGAGGAACATAACTCTCTTCGCTATCGTCGTCATAATCATCCTCCTCTTCCTCTCCGTCTTCCACTACAAACCCATCATTGGCATATCCACTCTTCGTCCGCGCTTGTTGTGTGTGTTCTAATTCTTCATCGGTCGCCATTTCAGCGGAAGACCCGTTGGAACTGTCGGCATCGTCCAAATCTTCGAACCCGCCCATTAACATTTCATAGATATCTTCCCATTCGTCTTCCGACAAATCGGCAATCGCATTATCCAGTATGTTCACCAACACACAACTACCGAAAAACAGCGTTCCATCCACGGGAGGGGGGAATTCAAACTTGTTTTCTTGGTTGGCGCGACCGGTGGTTTTGCCGAACAAATGAATGTGGTAGGGTTTGTCGTCCACCGACATTTTCCAATTCGCGTGGATTTTGAAATCTTCTTGTGTCTTGAACCCCGCTTTCTTGTATAAATCTGTCAGGGCGAGGGATTTAGAAGAAAAGGGTTTGATATCTCCGTTTTTTTGAACGATTAGAATAGAAGGCATTTTGGGAGAATTGTATTTGTTTATTTATGTTCTTTATACAATAATATTCGGGTAGTATATAACAATGAGCGAAAGCAAACGTTCTCGTAAACAGCAACGCAAAACGAAAAAACAAAGAGGAGGGTTTTGGCCATTTACATCTTCTGACGGAACAAACAAATCGTGGTTTAGTGGGCTTTGGGGGTCTACGTCTACTCAAGCTCCGGCTCCTGCTCCGGCTACTGTCTCTGACACTTCTAATAAAGAAACAGCATCTGATACGAAACTACCCATGACTGATGGAAATGCGGTTGGAACTGGAGCTTCCCAAAACAATATGGGTGATGAGAACCCAAATCAGTCGTTTGGTGGTGGGAGAAGAAAACAAAAGAAGACACAAAAACGCAGAAAGCAATCCAACAAAAAATAAACGTGTATACTCTCCCCGCTTGATTTGTATGTATAATACATCTATACAACATATATTAAGTTGTGCTAAACCAATCCGATGTGGTGGAGCATCCTATATCATACTATTTTATGTATTGTTATTGTTGCTTTAGGGCATTTTATTTGGGAAACCATCCAGACACAATACTCATCTAATTCGCGACCTTCGGGAGAAAAACAATCCCAGAAATACAAGGAAATCATCTCCCAATTACAAACACAACAAACACAACCTCCCTCTCCGCCTGTCGGTACACATATTACTACCGGTGAGTATGATTATATTAGTCAAGAAGACAAACAGAGTATGATGGAGGAACTCAAGTCGCTGTTAATGGAGGGTCTGTAGCATGGAAAACTAATATACAAAACAACATAAAAACAAACATACACATACACTATATAACGTATACACCACCGCACCAATATGGAATTGAATTACAACGAAAAACAAGATTTGTTGAAACGATTTCCCGACTTTGAACTTTCCTATGAAACAGTTTCCCATAAGAAAGTTTCCGACGACCACAATTTAGGAATGGCGATTTCCATCGGCAAAAAATACTTTGCGTGGTTTACTTTCTCCCGTTCCCGCGACGTCTGTTATTTGATGGAACTCAATAAAGACAAAAAAGTGTCTAAAGTGTTTGAAGTCCAAACCCTGTTTCATTCCTGTCTCAGTGTGGGGACCGTTTTTTATGGAACGCTGAACGATACACTGAACGATGCTACCACACCAACACCAACACTCACACATTCGGTCTTCATCGTGGAAGATGTATATGTATACAAGGGATTTCCTACCAAACAATTGTGTTTCGGCGACAAAATGGGGTTTTTAAAAGAATGTTTTGAACGATATCTGGTTCAACAATTTGACGAACCGGTCATGGCCGCGACAACGACCCCACAACATTTGGTGGCGTTTACCTTGCCCGCCATGTGGATGGTAGATGCGCATTGCCTCAACCATTTAGGAAGTTTGCCCGAACGAGTATCCAAAACGATTGGATATACGACACACCATATCCAGTACCGCAGTCTGTATAAGATTTCACCTTATCTGAATGTGTATTTGATATCTATTCTCCATTCCCGTGCGCCAGTGCACGGGAATGTGTCAATAGCCATAAACGATATTCTCGAATACCCGTTAAATACGGGAATGCCCGAGTCATCAAACGTTCCAACACCACTGCCCGCGGCCACTGTCGCGGCGGCTGCGCCGCCGGCGTTCCGAACTATTCCCGAAAAACCGCATTATATGGATTTCGGAAAACCGCAATATAGATACCCCGCGATTTTCCAGGTATGCGCAGACAAACAATACGATATTTATCATTTATATGCGTATGGGCGCAACAAGGAATATGTGTATTACAATGTTGCCTATATTCCGAATTATCGGACGAGTGTGTTTATGAATTCTCTCTTTAGGAAAATAAGGGAGAATACGAATTTGGATTATATCGAAGAAAGCGATGACGAAGAGGATTTTGAAGATGTGCGGGAGGATAAATACGTGGATTTACAAAAGGTGTTGTATATAGAATGCGTGTTTCAACCGAAATTCAAAAAATGGATACCTACGCGCGTCGCAGACGCGCGCGAACGTGTGGTTCACATTTCTAAACTATGAGCCATAAACACACACACACACACACACATTACATGTATTATCTCACAATATGATATATTAGTCCTGTATTATGTTATTGGATAACGCATTTACTTCCATTGCTCCCAAATATACACAAAATTATTTGGACAATAGCAATGTGTTATTTGCTTCGAACAAGGTGGGAGGAGGGAAAAAAGGTAAAAAGGCGGGGTGTACATCGAGAAAGAGACGACAAACGAAAAAATCCAAACGGCGGTGTAATCGAACAATGAAACGTTGGAGCAAATAAAAACGCACTCGGGAAAGAGTGTGTGTAGAAAGTGCTGACATATTATAGTCTATTCTTATAGAATATTATTCTATAAGAATGCGCATATGGTTATTCTTCAAAAAAAGTGCGCCAGTACACTTTTTTTTGAGAATAGACATTATATACTCGCCATCTATAATATGTCCGATTTAGTGGTAAGATATTCTTTTGAAACCACAGAAATAAACGGAACAACCCTAAGTAATGCGTCATACGGTGGAAAAATACTGAACGCCACTATGTCCGCCGCAGGAATGGTTTCATCCAGTGTATATTTGGTGGGAACACAGTCCCTCGCATTATCGGGAACGAATTTCGTTTCTCTCCCAAACATAACGGACCTGGGAAACACGTTGACCATATCTGTTTGGGTGTATCCGACCACGGCAACTGGAATACAACGTGTGGTGGAGTTGGCTTCTACTTCTAATCTAACATATACTATCTCCTATACCAGTTCAAATACTTTTGTGTTTGGTGTTGGGCTCAGTTCCTATACTTTTCCCAACCAGACATTTCCCATTAATCAATGGACACACGTATGTTGGGTGATTTCTCCCACCAATTGGCGTATTCTGATAAACAATATGCCGACGGTTGCCACATTAGCAAATTCGAGCGGAACATTTCCGGGAACGGTGGTGGGTGCGTCGTCGTTTTTGGGGAAAAGCGGGGTAGGAAACAACGCGTTTGTAGGTTATTTGGACGATTTTCGTTTGTATCAAGTCGCCCTTACGGACGATCAAATATACGAAATATACGATACGGCCACTTATTTGAATTATTATCGATTTGAAACGGGAGATATAGATACGTCTAATCCAGCGCAAATAACGCTGGCAAATTTGGCATCGGGACGTCCTATATTGGACGCAACGGTCAATACAGTTTCTATTGCCAATCAAAAATATGGAACCTCCGCATTTAATCTGAGCACCACTGTATTTAAATCGGGATTGTCCAGTTTGTATTCGAATGGAACGAGTGGAAATAACGTGTATCTCCCTACGATACCAAATATCAACTCGGCAGGGTTTTCAGTGGCGGTATGGTTTAATACGCAAGGTGCGGGGTCGGCAACACAAGTGGTGTGTTCACTTGGCGGAAACAACATACATTGGAAAATAATACACAATACTTCTACCAACAGCCTGATATTCGCCCAATATCGCACTACCAACAACGCTTCTCCCGTTTTGGTAGGTTGGCTACAGACATCGAATACCTATCCCTCTGGATACTTGATTGGCAATAACACAACGCCCGCGTATTTACGATATGGCGGTTTAGCTTCCACTAATAATTGGCAACACGTATGTTGGACAATTACCCCCACTTACTGGAAAATACAAATCAATGGACAAGTGAATGTGTTGTCTTCCTCCACCGCATATATGTCTACCAACAATACGATGTCATCTGTGTTGACCACGATACCCCCCATCTTGAATGTGAATACATTGTTTATGAGCCCGTATGTAGGAACGACGCTGAATGGCTACATAGATGATATACGTATCTATAACCGTCCGCTGACCGATGGTGAAATGTCGAAACTCTACAATTACCGGTGTTTGCGCACCAACTATTATACCCCCGAAGGTGTGGATATGATTAACCAATTCGCCAGCGGAAGTTCATCGGGTATTTCTGTGGATTTCGAAACAGAAACCAATGAAAACATAACTTCTGTGTTTCAATCGTTTACCCCCTCTGTAGCAGTAGAACAACTCAATGTATATGCGCATCTGTATGACCCCACTACTCTCCATATCGCGGAAACTGTATCTACCTCCGCCAATCCCGTACGAACAATCAGTAATGTGGTTGCTGGACAAATCATTGCCTCTTCCGCCGTTTCCGGGTTGCCCTATATAACTGCTATCGATACAAATGCCAATACCATCACTCTCAATAAACCGTCCGGAACATCATCCGGCGTAGCTGGATATGCGTATGCGGGTGCGTTTTATGTAGCGAACGGACTAATGACGTTGTATGTGGACAACACCACCTTGCGGAGTTTCGGAGGCAATTCTCCCGAAGTAAATCAGTTGGTGTATCATTCGGACATTCCGGTGGGAACTTACATACGTGCTATATACGAATACGGAAATTTAGCTGGCAGTATAACCACATTTGATAATTTATCATTCAATTCTCCCGGAATAGCTGCGAATACGTATTCTATGGTTGCTTCTCCCTATACTGCTATACCGAATTGGACCATAACCGCCACAAATTGTGATATTTATTTGGCAAACCAATCCACTTATTGGGGGTATGGAACATTACCTTCGGGCATATCACAGTGGTTGGTTGTTCAGTCGAAAGGGGAAGGCAGTAGTGCGACGATTTCACGCACATTTTATTCCAACACGAACTCTAATTATTCGGTGGGATTTTATTCGTATTTGAAACACACTGACCCGACCGTTTCCACAAATACGATTTCAGCTACTCTCGGTAATCGGAGCACGGGTCGGTTATTCAACGGCATCAATCAATGGACGCAAAACACGCTGGATTGTGCGGTTGTGGATGGTTCCAACACGTTGGTATTTGATATACTGTTTGACGTATCGAATGGAAGTGCGGTGTATTTGTCTGGGGTATCGTTGTCGCTCGGGGCTTCCAGTGCGAGTATAACTGGAAACGCAAACAATACGAAAATGTATAACTTGTTGCTGTCGAATAGCACGGTGAATATTCCGCTGTCGAATACAGAAAACATGTCGTGGCGTTCCGTTCAGCCCACTTCGTTTTATACGCCGGTAGAGTTCAGTCGGTTGTCGGGGTATAATTTGCTGACGGGACCGGATAAATACGACGATTACGTATATCAGTTTTCCAACCAGAATTATTCGGCATTGCCGTTTATTGCTACAGGGAGTTATACCACAACGGATTTACAAAATGGATATTATGTGGTTCAATTCACCGATTACGGAACCATTCGGTTTTTGAGCGAAGGTTCCAATCTCCAACTGTTGGTGGTAGGGGGCGGGGGTGCGGGCGCAAGGAGTCGTTCCGTCGTTGTAAATGGGTCAACTGTAGCAGTGGGGGGTGGTGGCGGCGAGGGCGGGCAAGTGCTGTATTATTCCAACTATAGTGTATTACCCAGCAACATATACACGGTAGAAGTGGGCAATGGTGGCGACGTTTCTTCCGCCACAAATGCGGGTCAAAACGGTTCGCCCAGTCGTTTCGGTAGCGAAGTTGCTGCCGGAGGAGCAGGAGGTTCCTCCGGATCGGCCGCATTGGTTTCAGGGGTGGTCGTATATACTGCTGGAACGGGTGGAACCGGGTTGACAAATGGCGGAAACGGTGGAAACGGGGGGAATGCAGCAAATGTGGAGGGTCAAGCCGGCTCCGCCGGCGTCTCGGTTGTTTTCGGCGCAAACACAAACGCAATTTTTTATGGCGGAGGCGGAGGTGGTGGGTCAAACCAAGCCTCCAATCCCACCTCCGCCAATGGAGGTAGTGGAGGCGGTGGCGCGTCCGGTGTGGATGGAACCGCGGGATTGGGAGCGGGCGGGGGCGGAGCACACGCTAATAGTTCAGCTATAGGGAAAGGCGGAAAAGGAACGGTATTGGTGTATATCGGAACGACGCCCGGTGCGCCAACCTCTTTGTATGCTGCTGAAATAACGAATACGACAATCACGGTTGCGTTCGGCGCTCCGCGCCGAACAGTATCCCAATACATCGCTAACATTCGTGCGTCGGGCTCCAACACAACCCTAACCCAGACTTTTTCTCCATCTGCTACCACATATACTATAACCGGCCTATTACAGAACACTACTTACACGATATTTATTACAGCCACCAATACCATTGGAAGTTCGATATCAAATATCATTACGGTTACGACAAAACGGACAATGGATACAAAACCGGTAGTGTCTATTTTATCGGGTTCCAATACATCCATTACTACCGCTATTGGAAAATCCGACGTCAATGTGGTTTCTTATTCCGGTTATTTGAAAGCATTATATAGCACATACACAACCAATACATATAGTACCCCTTCAACCACTTTGCGATTTAGCAATTTGACCCGCGATACGTGGTATATTTATTATGTTTCCGGGAGAACGTCGTATGGAACGACAGACACAGCTAGTGTATTAATTAAAACCAAGAACTTACTAGATCCAGTATCCACCGTTCAAATTGGAACACGCACAGGTAGTACAATCGATATTTCCTTCAATCGTCCCACCCTATTCAATGGGTTAAAACCACTGATATATTATTCGTTTGACGTACAAACTGCCGACAATACTGCGCTCGCCAATTTAGCCACTGGCGTTTCCGTATATGATGCCAGTTTGTCTACTGGAACGATTGGCGACACCTATGTTTACGGAAACGGCGGATTGTCGTTATCTTCCTCGAACACATCCGGGGTTCCCTGTTTTATTAATCGCAGCATAAACTTCGCCAATTATTCCGCTATAACGATTTCGTTTTGGATTTACGTACGCCGGTATTATGTAGGCATTTTCGACGCACGACCCATGTGGTTATTTACGTTTAACAATAATGCCGCTTCCAACAATATCATATATGGACTACGATTTACCTCTAACGGAATATACACATTGTACTGTTCCAACCGAACCTATTCTATTACAGGAACATTTACGAATTTTTCCACTTGGACACACATAACTATCGTTCAAACCATAAGCACCTCTCCCACCGGGACTGGAACACTACAGTTCTATATAAACGGGGGATTGCGACATACTAACACAAACGTCAACACGTACAACGCAAACATGCTCGCCACTCGCAATTATATTGCTTCTAATAATGATGGAAACGCACTATATGACGGGCATATAGACGATTTTCGTATATATGAAACCGCACTTACCGCGTCGCAGATTGGGGGTGTCATTACCAACACGATTTCGCTGATTACTCCTTTAACGAAATACAAGTTGTATTACGCGTCCATTACTTCGTATAGCAAGAGTTCCATGTTATTCATGTATATTGCGCTGGTGTATTACATTCAATCCAGTAAAATATACAATCTCCGAACGGATACACCGGTGTTGGACGGAATATTGGTAAATAATCCCGGTATATCGCAAACCGCCGACCAATACGAGCTAACCCTGAGTGCGACCAATTATCAGTGTGTTCAATTTCCCACTTTTACACTAGGAACTATCGGGTTTTCCTTTGGTTGCTGGTTCCGTTCCAATGCGAACCCTGACGGAACACGATTATTGGATATGTCTGCTCCGGATGGAACCAATACCAATAATCATACCATCTTTTTGGAAATCAACGGGGGAGGAAAATTGTATTATGGTCTTACTCATACAGGAACGAAATATCTAATTTCCGCTACAAACGTGAATACGAACACATATACACATATTGTTCTTGTGGTGGGATTGCCGAATTTGTCCACAAATACGTGTACGGTTCGTGCATATTTGAATGGCGTTCTCGTGTATACTGGCAATTCTATTCCTTACCCCGCCAACGTTTCGCGTAGTTTGTGTTTTGTTGGCAAAAGCAACGCAACGGACGCGTTTTGGAACGGAGGTGTATACGACTTGCTTGCGTGGTCGCGAGAAATAACTGCGGCGGAAGCTTCTTTTTTATTCAATTCGTCTGGGTTGGTTGTTTCGAGTGTAGATATACCGGACACTACTTCCACTACCGTTTCTACCACCGTCCAAAACTTGATACCTAGAAGGCGATACAGTATGGTAGTTTCAACCGTAAACGACGACGGGGAAACCTATTCTGTTCCGTTTACGGCATACACACAAAACGTTCCCTATTCTCCCGAAGATTTCGAAATATATGATTTGACAAACGTTTCTGTTTCGTTTCGATTTACACCTCCAGACCAAATCATTAACTATTATACATTGAGTATCAAACAGTATCCGTCGCTAACCGACGTGGTAGACATTTCGGGTGAGTCGGGGCCATTTTCGTACAGCCAATTTACGAAAAACACACAGTATATTGCGTATTTGAACGCAGTAAACAACGATGGTATTTCTCCCACAGTGAGTTTGATATTTACTACACTGAAAGAACCCGAAGCACCTACCAACTTCGCACTAACCAATATAGGCAATTCGTTCGTTTCTTTTTCTTTTACCACCGCTACAGGATACAACGTATTGGGGTATGATGTGTCTGCCACGCCAATATTTGGCGGTTCCGTCGGGTATGCTACATTGGATGCCTCCGCTACTTCCTATACGTTATCTGGATTGGAGGGAGGTATAACCTATTTATTGGGTATTTCTGCTAGAAACATATTCGGCAATTCTCCCACTACTTCCTTGAATTTTGAAACCACTTATGTTACTGATAAACCCGCTAATTTGGCGGTGGCATCCACTACGGATACCACTCTGACTATTTCGTTTGGCCCACCCGCCCAGCCCTTCAATTATTATGCCATTTATTTACGCAATCAAACGCCCAATCTGTTCCGCAATATCGGATTTACTGCCTACACGACACCCGTAATACAGCCCGCGGATGTGGTCGGATTTGCTATTTCTGCTACAGGAACTACACGTATAGCCGTCTTTGGAACCAACACCGGATTATATTACACGCGTGTACTGAATGGTGTATGGGGAACGGTGCGTGCGGTTTCGGTTTCGCATAGCGCAACACCTGCGATGAACGCAATCACCGCGGTGGCTCTGTCAGCGGATGGAACCCGCGTGGTATTGGTATATGGGTTAAGTCGCGTGTATTGGGGAGATACAACAGGTTTGTTGGCGGGGAACGCAAACACGCTGTATTTGACTGCTATACAAGATACCGCTTCGCGAATGTGTTATGGCGTGGCGTTGTCTGCGGACAAACAACGTATTTTGGCGACAGAATACAATGGGTATGTGTATTTTGCGGATTGGTTGGGAACCAATTACGGAATATTAACGCGGACGTTGGACACCGCGGTGCGCAAATATGCGGGGGTGGATATCAGTTCGGACAAAAACAAAATCGTGTATTCGGGAGATACCAACATTTATTGGGCATGGTGGAATGGAACGAATTATTTAGGAGGAACCGCCATTGCCGGTTCAGGGGTCAGCGGTTCATTGGCGTTGGGGGTATGTTATTTGTCGCGCGACGTGGATATGTTGGTCGTGTCTTCGCTTTCGGGACGTCCGCAATATACCGTGTGGAGCGATACCAATTATGTGGCGCTACAGGATGTTTCTGCCGCCGCGCTTCCGGTGGCGAAAGGGTACAATATTACGAGTGATGGGTCGGGGAACATTTATTATGCGCCTTTTGGCGATACCAATTTGTATACTACACGTATCACATATGAAAAATATCGACAATTACAAAATGTTTCGTATTTTTCGAATTCGTTGACGACATATACTGTTTCTGGATTATACAAAAACATTGTCTATGATGTTTCTCTCAGTACATTCAATGTGTATGGTGAGTCCGCCTACGCAACTACTTCAGGAACAACGAAAAATCCGCCCGACGCAGTGAGTGGACTTAGTGTTTCCACTACAGGTATCGTTTCGTTCTATAAACCGTATCAATCGGTGGTGTCATATATTGTTGCTCTCAATACTTCGAACACCTCTACCGGGGCAATTGCTACACAAACTCCCACGACGCCTTCGGCAACGTTTACAGGATTGACTGTTAGTCAGACATACTATGTGTTTGTGAAAGCTGCCAATGCGGATGGAATTTCCAGTGAAACGTCTACTTCGTTTATTCCTACTGAAGAAACACGCGACCTACAAGCAGGTAATGGGGTTTTCACTACTATACCGAACGTGAATAGTTGCGGTTGTTTATATGCGTGTAAATGGGTAAATAACCAATATTGGGGTCCTATCATCCGATTAAGGAGAAGCAATGACAACACAGAACAAGATTTTTACATAGATGCGAGCGGAACAAAAGTTGGAACTACGTTGGGTGGTAATGGAACCGCCGTTGCGACTTGGTTAAATGGGAGTACCGCTTATGTTGTGGTGTGGTATGATCAGTCTAAAGCAGGACGATTGACTACAAACAATAATGCGACACAAACGACAGCGTCCGCCCAACCAACGTTTGATATAACCAATAAAACCATTGTTTTTACAAATACGACTACATTGGTCATTACAACGATGCCACTAACCGCGGGGAATGTGGCATACACTATATTTACTAAAATTGGAAATACTGCGAATTTAGGGAACACGACGTTTATGACTATTGGAAATCGTAATACATTCCAAAATGTAGCTATTGTTTTTAGTTCTACCAGACAGCCACAACATAACTGGTTTGGTGCTCAATGGATTACACCCGTATCTATAACAGACAATACAAAAATGACGATTGCGTACGATTTGAGTAAACGTTATGTGTACTTAAACGGAACCGAATATTCAACAAATAGTACTGGACACAATCAAACAAATGGTCCATCCGAAATTGGATGGAAAAACTTTATTGGTTCTGTTCATCATTTTTGGGTATACAATACAACCTTTACATCGGCAGACCGTATTCAATGTGAAACAATATAATCATATAAACATATCATATCAAAAACATAATCGTATATAGCCATTATCCTTTTTACAATTCTAATTTTTGGTAGAATTACGGGTTTCGCGTATTTTATGTTTCTTTAGAAGAAATATAAACATTTAGGAAGTTCAAGAATAACTATGTGGTACGCAACAGAAACAGAAAATACTTCCGACCTATCCATGGGATTGGACAAAACGACGTTAATGCGAACTTTCAACACGCATTTCTTTGAATTTATGGATGACGTCATCGGCATTTTCCCCGAGAATTTAGAAATCGTTTCGGCGCGCAATACATTTGAAACGTTCCGTAAAGCAAACCCTACTGCCATCGTGAAGGTGTGGTATAAATACGTGTTTCTGAAATACAATGATATGATACAAATGGGCGATTTGAGCTATTTCTTGGAGAAAAACTACGTGGACGATTTAACCAATGTGAAAAACCCTAATCGTGTGTTGGAGGTAATAGACGAATTGCGTGCGCCATTGCGGTCTATGGGAGAAACCAATAAACAACATACATTGAAATACATACAAAATTTGTGTCGGTTGAGCAATATGTATGCGGAAGCGGGGGGTGTTGTCTAATGTCTATTCTCCCTAACACAATAAAAAATATGTATTTGTTATGGAAAACAAATACATACAACATGAAAATCTTACCTGTTATAATGAACCGATGTTGTTTATTTAGAAGGGGGAGGTGTATCTTCCACTGGTTCATATTCTTGTATAACGACCTTGGGATGGTCCAATTTTCGAATAAACGGTTGCGGTTGTTCCGGTTTCTTGTCCACTTCCGGCGTTCGGGTAAGTGCGGACACTACCTTTAACTTTTTCTTTGTCGGTTGCTGCGGTTGTGTCTTCACATTCAATTTGACCATCCCTTCAATGCCTTCTTCTTCCGCCACTTCGGGAGGAACGGGTTCTCCCATCATAGGATGCGATTTCAACCATTTCGCAATTTTCTCCGAATTGATTTGTGTCGTTTTGCGGAACACAAAATAGCGGTTTAAGAACGAGATTTGTTTTTCGTCTTCCGACATTTGCGAAGCTTGTTTGTAGTTTTGCGCGGATTTGGGATGGCGTCGGATATCGTTTTCCATCATCTGAAACAGTTCGCTAAACATGCCTGTTCCATTGGGCAATCCCAGTTTTTGTGCTTCTTCGTTGGGAACCAATACGAACCCGTAATTTTCCATCATACGGGTAAAGAATTCGAAACACACTAAATATTCGCGGAACTCTTTCCCAATACTTTCCTGAAACACATCGATCGCATACCCCAACGACTGTTCATCCTCCGGAAACCCCGTTTGGTCATACTGTTTCGTAATTTGGAAAATCCGCTGTCCTTCGCGCATCAACGTCAGACTTTCCATTTTCATTTTGTTTCGCAATAAGTCGAACACGCGTTTGCCGTCATAACCGGTTCCGATGAAATACCCGCCCACTTTGGTACATTCCGCAACATTGCGCAGAAACGAGTGGAACGCAAACTCCGTTTCAAAGAAGTAATGGAGCGCAAATTGAACGGAACACACATTGAACCCTTCTTGAGCAATACCATAATTGCGATACACCGCGTCGCCTAAATATTTGCGGTCTTTCGCACCCTGACCAAACAACGCCCGCGCCACCGCTTTTTCTTTTTCCGATACAAAGGCCGATCCGTCGCGAATATTGAGACCGCTATTCCCTTGAACAAATATACCCGTGAACATTTGTTTATTGGTTTTGCGCGAACTGAGATATCTCGCACAGGCCCCATTGAGCGGGTTTTGTATATTATCTTTGCTGACATCTACACCAAACACGAACCCCAATTTACTGTCGATCCATTTCGGGAGATCGCCGCCTTTTCCCACCGCCAAATCAATCAACGTGTTTTTGCGTTGCGACACGCCCGTAATCAACTTGCGTTTGACATACAAATTGTGGAAATCGCGCAGGGGTTGTGTACTGGTATCTTTGCTTCCGCGGTTATAATATACATCGCCGTTGTCCACCCATTCCGGAATATTTTCCCCCGTACCAATCATTGTTTCTGTTATGGGAGAATAAATGGAACGCCAGTTGCTGTTGGCCGTGCGATAGGCATTGCCGAATTCCGATGCGCCGGAACGCAATGACGCGGTTTTGTCGTATCTTACACGGAGCGGTTTCCATTTCCATCCTTCTTTGGCTTCCGGGTCGTGGCTGAATTCCACGATGGTATCTTCTTCAAAATATTCTCCCTCTTCCGTCTGCATGAAATACTGTCCGTTGCCGTCCTTTTTCAACTCCACATTACAATAACACGCCAGCGGGTTATAGGGTTCGGTGGGAACAAACGGAACGGGGCGGTATTTGGACTTGTATCCTTTTTGGTCCGCTCCGTACCCTTCCTCCTTTTCCACGTCCGCCTCCCCCTCCGCGCCAAATCCCGACACTTGGTCCGCGGTGGCATCCAACATTTGTTGGAAAGGGTTAATATACCCATCCACGTCTTCGTCAAACCCACAACGCAAGATGAGTGTTTTATATTGTATCACGCTTTCCGGTTTGTGGAAATGGACGCCTTCTTCAAACAGAGTATGTATTTCGTCTTTGCCCGTTTCGGCTTTCTTGACACTGACCAAGAAATCCACAGTATTGTATTTCGCGGGTTTCCATTTAAACGAATGAAGCCACGTGCGTTTGGATTTCGGACACTCGTCCCCTTCCTTGTTCGCACCTACACCCAAATGTACCGGTGTGAAAATGAGACCGTCTGTCATATACTCGTATATTCCCGCATTCACATTGTCCAAAATACGGGAACATGCTTGGAAAATCGTGGTGTTTTCTCCCGTATTGGCGAAAAACTCTTTACACTTGACTACCAAATGACACAGTGTATTGTGTTCCGCCGCCGTTTGTTCCGCCGCCTCTTCCTGAACCACGGGTTTTAATTTCAACATTTCCACGCATTTGTTTAGGAGAACCAACCGGTATTTATTGTCCACTGTTTCTTCGTCGGTTTTGAGAAACGGAAATTCGCGCACCGATTTGCCGTGGATATAATACACATCGAATGCTGCGTAGACGTTGATGTATTTGCCATTTTTGTCGTGTAAAATGTGTTCGCCGTCTAGCAGCGTTTCATGTAATGCCTTGTTTTCCACCACGGCGCCAGTGAATGCTACGTTCATGTTCATATCTATTAGATAGGTACGCCCGTTGGGCGCAATATAAAACAGTTTACGCAGACCGTCCGCCTTTTCCGTCACCGCGTAATTCGAACGAATGTTGGGTTCCAACGAGTTTTCATCGGGGACACGAATATTTTCCATCTGAAGGGAGACAGAAGACGGTCCAATAAAATCTTTCGGCAAGACGCGATTGTCTCTGCGTGGTTGATATTCGGGACCGTGTATCATTTTCATATAGGACATTAGCACCTGTGTTTTTTCGGAAAAAGCAATAGGATAAGCGGAACCCTGAAAAGCGGAAAGAACAACGCGCACCATTTGACGCAACGCTTTCAGGAATTTGTCGGCGGTATTGTATTCTGTTCCTACACCCACCATTTCGGGAACCACTTCCAATTCGATTTCGTAGTGCGGTTCGTTCTGAAACACGTTGGCGTCTTGAATAGTGTATTGGGGAACCATGATGTGTTTGATTTTCGCCGAAGTGCGAATGATACTCAAATCGGCCAAGAAGGGCAACTTGGGATGACGAAAGGAAACACGGTTCATATGGCGGAACGTTTTCTTGTTGTTCATCCATCCATGAATAATGTCGCGCGCCACACCGGAAGTGGCGGAATAATCCTGTTCCATCTGATACGCCACACGGAAATGGTGGTCGTGGAAATCCACCGGTCGCAAAATGCGTCCATCGCGTAGCTTCACGGGCAGTTTTTGGGTAAACTTGATTTTTTGTGCGGAAGCGTGTATGGTGGACGGCATGTCCAATATTTTTTGGATACTGTTCGTGCGACAATATTCGGAAATCAAATCCACGCCCACGATTTCCGCACGGATATTAGACAGTTTCGTTTGTCCTGTTCGCGGGTCTACATATTCCGATTGGATACGCAAATAGTGCGTTCCTTTGGTATTCATACACGTAAACCCACACGCATACAAATACTGTATGGTATTGTCGTAATCGATTTTGGTTATGGGTTTTCCTTCTTTGTGGTTGGTTCCGAACCGGATTTCCATTTCTTTCGCGCGATTGTTCGCACGAACCACCGGATTGCTTTCTAAATAGGCGGAAACCATTTCCTCCAACGCTTTTTTGGGATTGTTCTTTTCTGCTTCTTTTTCGGGCGTAGGTTCCTTTACAGATGGCGGAGGTTCAGTGGGAGATGCCGGATAAAATGGTTTCGTTTCGTTTTGTTTCTGGTTGGATGGTAATACAGACTGCATTTGATATAGTATATTTTTACATATTATTTTGTGTTTATATCCACAAAATAATCAATTTTATCGTAAACACACAACACAATACACAATACACAATACAAACACTTTATTGTCTCTCATTTGTGTGAACTTTTTCCAGCGAACATTTAGCAGCAATTTTATCGTACAAGTCGCCCTTCTTCTGTTTTGTATTAGGAACCGCCTCTTCTAACCCTATTTTTCTGGCGATTTCTTCCAACTCGGGCATTTTGTATGCCGAAACGCCCTTGAGTGGTTTTAAATAACTCTCTAATTCCACGCACTTTTCAACCAGTTCCGCCATCCGTTCGGGACCGGGTTCCAATTCCACACTATATATGTTGCGTCGAGTACCCACACGACAGCGCAAAAACACGGGATTAGAACGGGTCTCTGTTTCTGGAATGAAACGGAGATACGTGTTGTTTTCGAAAATCACCACTACTTGACGTCCATAATACACGGAGTACGCTATGAGGGAGAACATCGTATCGTGTTTCGCTACCATCACCCCCGATAAGAGTTCTTGTATGGATTGATTGGTTATGCGATGGTTGGTTTCCTTTAGACGTCGCGGAGTTTTGCCTAATGCTTCTACCAATGCTTGTTTTTCTTCTATTTCTGCGTTGTGATACTTGTGCGCAATATTGATATAATCACTGTATCCGTAGACGCCAATAAACAAGGACCAGAAGAGAGTATTTTCTTGTGTGGGCGTAAACCAGTCGGATTTTTGCTCGGCAGTAGACGCGGAGGTAGCATTCGCGGCCGAAACGGAAACCAGTTGTTCGGTGGAGGGTAGTGGTTTAGGAATGTCGGATAAAGTTTCGCCGGGGGTGGGGGTCGCGGGCGCCTTCGGCGCCCCCGCGCAAGCATTTTGACGCGCTACCAAAGTTGCCATCCATTGTTCTTTTTTGGTTTGTGTAAACAC